CATGATGATCGAGGATCTTTACAAGACCACGGATAAGTTAAATGCACATATTGAATCAATGGCTTTAAATAAAGTAAACATCGAGTTTTTAAGAAAACAAATGGACAAGGTATTGATAGATATTGAAAAATTAAAAGATGCTAACAGAGACCTTGGATACAAGAACGGGAGTTATTCACAATGATAGAGTCTATAGTCGCCCTGCTGATGTTTGTAAACGGAGAGATCAAGGAACACTTGATTCAGCCTGACGGAATGGCACAATGCTTACGCGGAAAACGTGAAGCAGAGAGGACTTATTCTGAATCCGTATCTTACAAATGTTACAAGGGTAAGGCAGAAATAGAGTTGTATCAAGGAAGAAAATATATTAAAGCTTTGATATTAGAATGAAAGTTACAGCAGAGATAGTTAACGGTAAATGTCCAACGTGTGATGAATACACAATGTTGGTTGGACTTACAAAAGAAATATATCGATGTATGAATTGTGGTTCTGATTTGCATCAACATATTAATGGTAAAATAGTTTACTTACCACACGTAAGTAAGCCAGTTGATATGAATATATTTGTAAAAGAGTGGTCTGAATAATGTCTAAAGCAAAAGGATTATATACAAAAATAGCTCACGAACCTACATTTCACAAAACAAATATTGGACGCAACCCTAGCTTGTGTAAAATGAACAAAAGCAAGCGACGTTCGTATAAAAAATATCGTGGCCAAGGCCGTTGACAAACATCCTAAATTATCCTAGACTCTAGGTATGAAAGAAAAAAAACTAACTATAACAAGTAAAAACATAACACAAAAACAGTGGTCGGTCCTGTTGTTAGAATTAAATTTAATTAAACAAGCGTGGTCGCCGTATGCAAAAATAGAATTGCATGCACCGGGTTTGAAAAAAATTTTGACATATGGAACTAAGATGTATGACGAAAAAGATAGACCAAGTAGCTAATCTTTGGAATAAAACAAGAGATCCAAAGTATAAAGACTTGTGGTATAAACTTATAAAGGAGTGGCATGGACTTAATAATCCTGAACGACGGACTGTATCAACTGATTCCAGTTACAAAACAGATGATGGATGGAATAGCATTGACAAGCGACGTTGATTGTTTTGATTTGTGCGATATCTTGAGACTAAAACTGACCGGCTATGTAGATACACTCAACTTGCACATAATGGAAGATGGCAGCGGATATATGATTGGTTGTATGTGTAGATAAACCTACACTAAAGAGGGAAAAATAAGTGTAGGTTATTGTGGTGAGATAAAGTCGCTATACCACAATGTTGCCACAAAGTCAAATTGTGTCCATTGGTGCACAATAAAACTTAATGTATACACCATATTTATTTACTTCTTCTCTGCCGATTTCTTTCATTTTTCTTAATGACTCTTCATAACCAAATGTCAAACAATCATATTTAGTTCTAAATGTTTCTTGCCATTGAAATGGTGGCATGCATTCACCAGCAAGGCTAGAACAAATTATTATACTTAATACAAATTTCATATTGACAAATCCTATCTTAATCCTATATATTGCTCAGAAATAAATGAAAGGAAACACTTATGACTGATATAAGTAAATATAGAAACGTTTCGTTAACACACGAAACATATAAGATATTGGAATCATTGTCGAAGGTTATATTGCCTGATGCAAAGTTATCTATATCAAAGACCATTGAGTCTATTGCAAACGAGAAAGCGAGAAAATTAAATGGCAAAGTTAAAAAAAGCTAAAGTTACAATACACATATGTCCAACTTGCAAAGGTAACGGATATTTAAAAGTGGCAACTGAGATGGGTGATACAGTACACCAGTGTTGGGACTGTGACTCGGAGGGAGAATATTATGAAACAACTGATATGGGTTGGGTTGATGATGGTACTTCTGACAGCGTGCACTAGTCGGTTTGATGGGTTTGATCCCGCAACTGCAACAGTAAGATGGATTATAAAACATGATTCCAGACACTGATAAAGCATACATTGCAGGTCTATTCGATGGTGAAGGATCTATACATTTTAAACGTGGGTTGGAGAAGAAAAAGAAACACCGAGGTAAACCTGGGTATAGAATGTCTAACAGTTTGCGATTGAGTATGGAGATAACCATGACTGATCGATCTGTATTGACATGGGTCCACGAAGTTTTAGGTGTTGGTACATTGACCAAGAAACCAAGAAAAGGTAAAAGAGTAGATGGTACTCCCTATCTTATGCAATGGCGATGGAGATGTACTTTTAGAGATGCGTATTATGTTTGTTTATTAATATGGCCTTGGTCTCATACAAAGTTAGAAAAAATACAACAAGTGATACAACATTACACTGAACAAAAACTAGAGAATCAAAACGTAGTGGATTTGGATATGTATAGGAGGAATAATGTTCGATAAATTTATATACGAAGGACTACACTTTATCATGAAGTATGCAGGTATGATTAATGCGTGGGCCTGGAGAGAACATGTTAAAATATTGAAACGTAAACAAGACGTAGAACGTGAAAAGTTACTACGTGAACAAGAAAACCGTGAGTATTTAGAGGAGTTAAAAAGAAAACTATGAGTAAAAAAGAAAAAGGTAGAAAGTGGGATGGTAAGTCTAGAGTGTCTAATGACTTATATCGTAAAAACTTTGAAATTATTTTTGGTAAAAAAATTAATAAAGATAAGGAAGAGTTGGAAGGATACTATATTCATGATGATAAGATAGAGGTCCTGACTAAAAAGAAACCATGATGGAAGATAAAGATTTAGAGGAGTTTCATAACATAGGTAAGCCCATCAAATTTCACAATAAATACAAGTATATACAAGGAAAACAGCTCACGGACCCCGGATCAGGGACCAGGGTTTATGATATAGATGGGGGTAGACTTCCGTCCGTAACTACTATATTAGGAGCCACCGCAAACAAACAATTTTTAAAAGACTGGATAGCTAAAAAAGGTGAACAAGAAGCAGAACGAATCAAAAATCATAGTAGTAGCAGGGGGACAGCTATGCACAAATTCCTGGAACATTATATTCTCGGTACTGGCTACGATGATCTTACAACAATCGGACAAGAGGCGAAGCCCATGGCCGAAAAAATTATTGAGATTGGTCTTGCGCCAGTGGAAGAATATTATGGCTCTGAAGTCATGCTACACTACCCGGGTTTATACGCGGGCTCAACAGATTTGGTATGCTTGCATAATGGCAAAGAGACTATTGTTGACTTCAAACAAGCTAACCGTCCGAAAAAACAAGAATGGATTGAAGACTATTACTTACAAATTGCAATGTACGCCATGGCACATGACTACGTCTACGGCAGTAGAATTGAACAAGGAGTTATCATGGTATGCACGCCTGACTTATATTATCAAGAATTCAAAACAGAAGGTGCAGACCTTCGAGCCTGGAAACACAAGGCACTAAAACGAATCGACATGTATAATGAAATGAGGTTTGATGAGAAAGAAAAAGCAAAGGTGGAACTCAGGGCTACAGACTTCACCGGGAATGAACAAGATTCTGATTAATCATGCTGAATGGCTAGATTATAACGTTTCTAAAGTAGCTGGAGACAAATGCAGAGAAGACGCGTTGAAATACGCACGAAACAAGGACCCGAGACAAACGGGAGCAAGGAGGAAAAATGAACGACAATCTATTTAGAACAATTCTAAAGAGGTATGAAGCTGAAATTGAAGATGCACACTACAAGATAAATGCTATCTGTGAGCATAACCTGGTAATTCCAGAGCATATCGACATCACAGGAGAGGTTGATAAACAGCTAGAACGAATTGCTGGTGCCGAAGATAAGTTGGCAGCAATGAGGAAATATTATGGCGAAAAGAAGGCAGGGACAGTATTATAGAGTTCTCACAGATAATTTAGTGTCACTGAAAAAAAACATGAAAAAAAAGTGGAATAATGTCCAAAACAAAAAAAATGTAGCAATACCAACGATTATAATCGATTTTAGTGGACATTTTAGTGGACATTTTTTAGTCAAGTGGACATTATTTTATGTCCATCTGTGGTGCCTTTCGCGCGCGCCAAAGCTGAATTTTGTATAGCAATTTATCTGTAGAAACTCTATAGTAAGATATGCCTAGGAAAAGACGAAAAAGAATCGCAACTGAAGTTGCTCCCGATATACCTTATCCGAGAGTTCGAGTGGAGTGGATTGACTGTGTCAGTGACTCGGGCTGGGCAACAGACAAAGAGTTTGACAGAATGAAATTAGCAAGACCTGTTAATGAAGGTTGGTTATATTCAAAAGATAAAAACTCAATTAAATTATTTGCCTCTTACGACAAAGATGAAGATGGTATTACTTTTGGTGATCGGACGATGATCCCACGAGCTTGGGTGAAGAAGATTCAGAAGATTTAGGTGTATCGACAATATCCTCAGCAGTTCCGTTCACAACTTTCATCTTCAAAAGAGACGCGTAGTCGGATAAAATTTGTCTTCTTTTTTCTGCTAATTGTTCTTCTGTCATATCATCTAGCTTTCCTGTTCTTACTTCTTTTCTGTCTATGTATAGGCCACCAACTTTACCTCTGGCAACTTCCATGTTACCAGCAGCAGAAAAGGAATTCTTTTTTAAAGCGGCTTCTTTGATTCTATCTAGTTGTTCTAAATGTTTGTCTAAAGTTACTTCATGTTTTTCTCTAATCTCAGCACGTAATTCTCCAATGTGTTTTACTACAAGTGGTGAATATCTTGGGTTTGTAAGTTCAGAGCCCTCACGTCTACATCTGTCCGGACTGTAGCCTGCTAGTTTAGCTGCCTCTGCTTTTGAACAAGGTTTGCCAGTTGCAGGGTCGCCAAACACATAGTATTCAGCAAATCTTTTTTGCATGTCTGTAAGTCTTTTTGGTAGTCCCATGATTGACAATTTAAGGGAACTATCCTATATTGTCAAGGTATGAAAGATAAACGTACTTATACGAATTCGAAAGAACACGGAGAAGATATGAGTCATGAAAATGAAGTTAAGATTGAGCCAGGTAATCTACCTGCATTAATTGAAATGCATAAGAAAGAGATTTGGGAGTGGAAGCAAAAAGAATCTGAATGGATTAAAACTGAAAACCAATTACAAGGTGCTAAACAAATTATTAATGAGTTGAGTTCACAAATACAAGAATTAAAAAAACAACTTGCGGAGTTAAAAAAATGAGAGTAAGAGACCTACAAGAATTCTTATCCAAATTTACTGAGGCTAGAAAAGATGGGTCGAAGCAAGGTAATGCCATAAGCGATGCTGTCATCTATGTTGAAAAAGATGGATACTTAGAGGAAATTCAAAAAATGGAAGTACACGAAAACACACATACAGTATTTGGCTTATCAAAAAATCATCATACTCACCGTTTAGTTCTTAAAACGAAGCAAGATAGAAAAATAATTATGCCTGATAAACTGCGTTCAGGTATAGTTAGATGAATGACAATATTCCCTCAAAAAATGTATGGGCCCAGAGGCTAAATTCTACCGAGAAATTAAAAAAAATATACCAAACATTTCGTGGATTAGACTTGAAAATCTTAGCTTATCCGGCACTCCTGATCTATTGGGCTATAATAATTCTGGGCACTTTTTCACTGTAGAATTAAAGGTGACTAAAGGGAACAAATTGAGATTTTCCCCTCATCAAATTGCCTTCCATAAACGCCATCCTAACAATACATTTATCATGGTAAAGGCCCTCGGTCCTTTACCCAAGAAAACTTTTTCAGTTTTCTTGTACCGTGGTTCAAGAATCTCTGAGCTTGTAGCTTGCGGCTTGAAGCTTGACGCTTGCTACTCGGATTGGGACGCTTGCCGCTTGGCGCTTGACGCTTCCTGAACCTGAACTGGTTCTGGTTTGGATTTGCTTGCGGCTTGCTGCTTGGCGCTTGAAGCTTGATGCTTGAGGCCCGGACCAGGTGCACGCTCGCTTGCAGCCGTCGCTTCAGCATTGCTAATGACCTGATCCGATTTATTACGCTTGCGTAATTCTTTATAATAGTTTGGGTGTCTAAACATGTTAATGAGCTTTGTATGATATATTTTTTATTTCAGAATTCCAGCACATTCTACAATCTAAGCATTGATTGCCTTGCTGTGAGCTTGGACAAACTTTTGACGTTGCACCAAACCAGGGCTGGTCCTTGGTGATTACGCTTGAGCTGTTGGGCCACGACTTAGGCGCCAATTGGTCCATCATTGGCGCGCTGAATCGTATGACTAAATTGTTGGGCTTGTCCTTCAGGTGGTCCTTTATCCATGCTTCACGTGTTGGCATCCAGTGACGCTTAGAAGGTGTCAACCTACAAACTTGATAAATTTTTTTAAGATGATTTAAGTCCTGAACGTCGCCGCTGTCGTGCCATCTAAACACGTCCGGCTTCTTACTGTTGATCAGGTGAGACATTGCTTGAACCCATCGCGGGTCCTTCAATGCTTCGAGTCTTCGATATTGTGCATCCTGAACAACCTTGAAGACATAACAGCCCTTGAGCGCGTAACAGTCATAACATACTGAGCCCTTCACAGCTTGCAGCTTGCCGCCAGTCTTGCATTCCTTGGCCGGTAAACCTATCGACCAGCCTGGCATCTTCGATGGCTTGCTCAATGAGCCGCCTATAATTTTTAATGCTTCCTTAGTATTCATATCTTTCTAACACCTCCCGAGCTTGTTTTATTTCTTTGTCACTTTCTCTTTCAATATTATTCCATGTAGTGCCATTTAAAACTTTGTCAACTGTTTCTCGAATCGGCTTGTTGCTATGGCCATTGCTGTCTAACCATTGGATCACCTGAACCAGGGCCGCGTGTTGTTCGTCTATTAATTTAATTGTGTTTTTCATAGTTCTTTCTCCTTTAATTTATAGGATACAATAACATTGTAATTTAATCTTGTCAAGCTTGCAGCCTGGCGCTTGCAGCTTGCGGCTTGACGCTTGTAGCTTGGGCCCTGAGCTTCTAACCATCGCCAATGGCCCAGGTAAACCCGGGCCATTGGTGCTCCTGGTCGTCGACTCATTAATTCCAAACGCTGTCAACCAGCGCACCGTTTGTTGCTTTGTTCAGGGCTTCCAAATACTCAGTCTCCGTAAGTTTTAGGACATCCAAACAAAATAAATGTTTGTCTCCCTGAAAGCCCGGAGTTTGTAAATACTTTGGAACAGAGTCCAGCAGCTCCTGACGCTTCGCGCCTCCTGGTAAAAACTCTTTTTTTATTTTTGGTATTTTTTTAGTCATAATTATTCCTTTCTAAATCCATCCTACACCATCCCGGACCAGCTGTCAAGCTTGAAGCTTGAAGCTTGTGGCTTTCAGGGACCAGTGAGGCCAGCCGCGTTATTTAACGAAGCGTCGCTCCAGCCTACTGATCCCAGGTCCAATATTGGATCTCATCCCCAACGCGTCATACCCACATATATATGGAGCCCGCCACATTGGACCAGGGATCAGTTCTAGCTGTGCGTGTGTTTGGATCTCTTTCAATCTACTTTACACCACAACTAGAAGTTGTCCCAGTTTATTTCGTTTAAATCTCTTACAATTCAACCCTTAAATAAACTTAATCCAATATAATACTTGACTATCCCATTGTCAAGTGCTAAAAGAAAATTATGTCAATCAAACGAAAGGAAAATATGACTAAAGAAAAAAAGATAACACTTAACGCTGAAAAGCGAAAAGTGATTGC